GTAGCCAGTTTGATATTGGAACGTGACTTGGACTATGAAGTACAACACTATCCTGATTACCGGACATCACTCAAGCAATGTGTACTGGACAGATTCCTAGGTGGACGCGGGACTATATGGGCTCGGTATGAACCGCACTTCAAAGCGATGGGTCTTGAGTCTAATGACCCTGATGATGGTGTTCAGATCACAGAAGACACAGATGAGCCACCCGACTACCCCGAACAACTGGACTACGAATGTGCCCCTATTGACTACGTGCATTGGAAAGACTTCGGACATAATGTGTCGCGTACCTGGGAAGAAGTTACCAAGGTATGGCGTGTGGTGTATATGTCCGAGGAAGCAGTCAGAGATCGGTTTGGCGAGAAGATAGCATCAAAACTCTCTTATGACGCTTCACCTGAAGATTTAAACCGTTACAAGGCGAATAACTCCAAGAAACAAGCCAGTGTCACAGAACTATGGGATAAGACTACCGGGGAAGCAGTCTGGATTGGGAAAGGGGTAACGGACTTTCTTGACAGACGCAAAGACCCGCTCCAGTTGCTTGAGTTCTTCCCATGCCCCAAACCGCTGTATTCTACGTTAACGAATAGCAGCCTCATTCCTGTCCCCGATTTTATTCTTTACCAAGACCAAGCAAGGGAGTTGGACATACTAGCTGACAGGATTAAAGGCTTGGCATATATGCTCCAAGTCAAGGGCGTCTATGACGGCAGTGCCGATTCAGCGATTGGCAGGTTATTCACCGAGGGCAATAATGGAAAATTATTACCTGTTAAGAACTGGGCTGCATTTGCAGAGAAGAACGGTTTAGCCGGACAGATTGACATACTTGATTTACAGATGGTTGGCAATGCGTTAATCATGGCCTATCAAGCTATGGACCAGGCCAAGCAACAGGTCTACGAGATAACAGGTATTGCCGATATTATCAGAGGACAAGGCGAGGCGAATGAAACAGCAGCAGCACAGAGACTTAAAGGCCAGTACGCGTCTTTAAGATTGAAGTCCCTTCAAGACGAGGTAGCTCAATTCGCAACTGACGCACTACGGCTCAAAGCCCAGATTATGTGCGGTAAATTCCAGCCACAGACACTCCTTCAAATGGCCGCAGTAGACCAGTTAAGTCCATTTGATCAAGGGATAGTCATGCCCTTTGAGGAACCACCCGAACAGCCTGAGCAACCCGTCCAGCCTGGACAACCTGAACAACCCGGACAACTTGGTCCACCTGGACAGGAAGGTATGCCTCCAGCACCACCCGTAATTAACCCCGGCGCTCTGGCTCTCCTAATTGGACAGGAACGATTGCAAGACCCTGAAGCCGATAGCCCTAATCCACTCCGGTCTTTCCGTATTGAAATAGCTGCTGATGCCTTAGTTCAGATTGACGAGCAACAGGAAAAGCAGGACAGGATGGAGATGCTGGTGACTTTTGGGACTTATATTGAAAAAGTAGCCATGTTGGGCGCACAAGCCCCTGAATCACTGCCATTACTCATAGAAGTCGGCAAGTTTGGCTTGAGTGCCTTTAAAGTAGGTAAGAACATTGAGGGAACCTTTGATGAGATGCTTGACCGAATAAAAGAGCAGTCCATGATGCCTCCGCCTGAGCCTCCTCCTGATCCCGAAATGATTAAAATACAAGGCGAAATGCAACTCGCAGAACAAAAGTTTCAGTTGGAATCCAATAAGCAACAGGCAGAAACGCAAGGTGATATGGAAATCAAACAACAAGAAGTGCTGATGGAAAATGAACGCATGAAACGCGATGATGAACGGGAAGCGCAAAAGATGCAGATGGAGTTCTCTATGGAACAGCAACGGCTGAATGGTGATGAGGAACGCGAAAAGAGGAAAGCTGATTACGAACTTATGGTCGCACAGCGCATGGCCGAAATTGAAGAAAAGAAAGCCCTGGTTATACTTGCGGCTGAAAAAGAAAAGTCCCGCAGTGAATAATAGATGCTCTCATATAAATTATTTCAGTCAGGACTTTCAGAGCTTACTGTCCAGAGCCTATGCTCTGACATTGGTACTGGGATCGAAGCTGCAGGTACGAGTAAAAGTGATGCAAAGGAGTTATCGAACCACGTTAATGTTGTCGAAACAGTGGCGTCAGGTGCAGGCGTTATTCTGTACGCATCGTCCGTCCCCGTGGACTCACAAATTATCTTTAACAGTGGGGCAAACCCGCTTCTGGTCTACCCTGTTTCGGGTGCCAAGATTAATAATCTGTCAACGGATGCGGGAGTCATTTTGCCAATAAATACCGTAATGAATTTAATAATGGTGTCCTCAACACAGCATATTGCTATTTTATCGGCATGACAAAATATGTTGAAAGAGGAGGCAGGTGGGTGGAAGTGGAGAAGAAAACCACTTCAGGTCATCATATTTTGCGTGATATTAAGCCTTATAAAAGCATGATTGACGGCAGTGTGATTGGGTCCCGGTCAACCCACCGACATCACTTGAGACAGCACGAATGTGTTGAAGTCGGTAATGAGAAACTAAAGCCATTACAGGTTAAGGATGCTAACCCTGGTGGACGGAAAGATTTTATTATCAGGCAATTTAAAGATATGTCACACAAGGAATTTAAAAAAGTTATGAAACGGTCAGTTGAAAAAGTAAGAGGATATTAAAGGGTGAATTATGATTGAAGAAAATGACGATGCAGTTCTTGATGATGTCCAGAATGTCAATATAGTTGAAATACCGCCCGAAACACTTCGGGAGACAGTCGAAAAGAATTTTGATCAGGTATCTGAGGAGGCTGAATTAAGCCCTGATGAAAAATCAGAACGCCTTCGAGATGATAAGGGCAGGTTTGCAAAGTCCGAGGAGTCTGAGTCAGAACCTCTTCTCGAAGATACATCTGTCCTGGCAGATACAGATGGCCTTGATATTGAATCTTCGTCAGTCCCAAAATCATGGAGCAAAGAATACTATGAAGGGTGGGATAAACTGGACCCGCGCATGCAGGAATATATTAACCAGCGCGAGTATGATTACCATTTTGGCGTCAGTGCCTACAAGACCGAGGTTGACCGCATGCAGCCTTTGGCTAATGCTATCGCCCCTTTTGCGGCTGAACTTGAAGCTAATAACATCAACCCGGCAGATTGGATCAGCCAGCTTGGAAATGCCCATAAGTTACTCGCTACTGGGCAACCAACAGAAAAACTGTCAATGTTTTTAAAGCTGGCAAATGATTATCAAGTCCCGATAGACCAATTATTCACCCAGCAAGATGGAAAAGTCTATATCAACCCACAAGTTCCAGATTATCAACCAGCGGCCCCACAAGCCCATGATATTGAAAATCTTGTGGAGAACAAATTTGTAGAGTATCAAACTCAACAAGAGTATGATAAATTTTTAAATAGTGTGGAAGAACATCCACACTTTGAAACGGTCAAACTAACAATGGCTCAATTACTTGAAGCCGGTTTAGCTGATGACCTTGACAGTGCATATGAGGCGGCTTTGCGCCATCCCAGGCATGCTGACGTTTTCGATCAAATGCTCTCACAGAGCAGGAAAGAAAAAGAGACAGCAAAGCAGGAAAAGCAAAAGGCCATCGCCAAAAATGCTCGCCAGAACGCAGTCAGCCCTCCTTCGGCCACACCGAAAGGACAGGCCCCGACTGGCAAAACAGGACTCCGCGATGTCATCAATGAAGCATTTGATGAACATGCTAACGCGGGGATAGTTTAAGCTAATCCGAGGATAAATTATGCCAGCTTTTGCAAATACCGATATCACGGATATCATCGCCACCACCATTCAGCATCGTTCCGGTGAGTTGGCTGATAACGTGACCAATAATAACGCCTTACTCAGACGATTAAAGTCAAAGGGTAATGTGCGTCCATTCGGAGGCGGTAATGTCATCCTTGAGGAAATTATGTATATTGACTCAAGTACGATAAATGCCGACTCGTATTCAGGATATGAAGTTCTGGATATAACCCCAAACAGCCCGATATCCGCTGCTCAGTACAGTATTACCCAGTACGCTGCCGCGGTTACAATGTCTGGCCTTGAAATACTGCAAAACTCAAGTAAAGAGCAAATCATCGACCTTATGGAAGGTCGCATCAAGGTCTGTGAAGCACAAGTGCAGAACAGAATTGATTATGATTTGTATCAGGATGGGACAGGTAACTCCAGTAAGAACCTGACTGGGTTGGGTGCTGCGGTACCTGATGCCCCGACTACAGGGACTTACGGTGGGATTTCCAGGGACAATTTTAGTTTCTGGCGTCCGACAGCCTATGCGGGTGTAGCAGATGGTGGTGGCGCTGTTTCGTCATCCAACATTCAGACATACATGACGGCTTTAGGTCTTCAGCTTTGCCGTGGGTCAGATAAGCCTGATCTATGGGTTGGTGACAATACTTATTACGGCTTTTATGTCAATTCCCTCCAGACTATTCAACGTGTCCAATCAGATGGTAGCGGTGATGCGGGTGCCGGGTTCGCCAGCCTGAAGTTCTACGGCGGCGGTATGGCAGCGGATGTTGTTCTTGGTGGCGGCATTGGTCAAATTGTAGACCAAAGCTCTAACACCGGAGGCGCGACTTCTGCCCATATGTGGGCCTTGAATACCGATTACATTTTCTTTCGCCCTCACAGGGACAGGAACTTTGTACCGATTGGAGGAGAACGGCAGTCAGTTAACCAGGATGCCATCGTTAAATTGATGGGATGGGCGGGTAATCTTACTACCTCAAATTCATATCTACAGGGCGTCCTTATCGCTTAATGGAGTAATATTATGCCTAATTTTTATACAACCAGTTCCAATGTTGGGGTAGACCTCAACAACCAGAGTGCTACGGCTTTGTTTGCCTTGGGCACGAAGGTGATGGGAACAAATAATACCGAGTGGGTCTATGTCGAGACACTGACTGCTGTCACCGCAAATAAAGTCGTTGGTATCAACGCGACTTTTACATGCGGTATGCAGTCGGTTGCCGATATGGATTCGGGTTTCACACTTGGTTTTCCCCAGATTGCGATCTCAGCATCCAGTTATGCCTGGGTCGCTTTAAGGGGAGAAAACCTTTACGTTATGATGACCGGATCATCTACCTTGGTACAAGGTGTGGTCCCGATTTGTCTCGGTGGGTCGGCTGTTTCTACCGGCATGGCTTCTATGGTAGCAACATCGACAGGGACACTGGCGGGTATCGCTATATCCGCACAGGGTTCAGCAGGTCAAACTGCAACCGCGACGGCTTATCCGTGTATCATTACATGGCCTAGATACTTCGCACCGTCATTGTAATTTATGGAAGATCGAAAAGAGGGGTTAGAGTCTCAATTAATCCCTCTTTTTTTAAGCATGGAAGGTTGTTGTACTCAGGGCGAAATGAATGAGAATGTACTGGCAACGATTGAACGTGGCTATGAGCCTTTAAACACGCACCTCAATCAGCAATCAGGATCAGTCTCAATAGTTGGGTCAGCCCCAAGTATTTCAAAGACTTACAAAGAACTTGATGGTGATATTTTAGCCATCAACTCTGCAATCGGGTATCTGCTGGACAAGGGTGTTGTACCCAAGTTCGCTATGATCTGGGACGCAGCCGAAATCTGTGAGAACTTTGCAGTCCCGCATTCGGAAGTGACCTATCTTCTGGGCGCAAGATGTCACCCTAAAGTCTTTGAAAGACTAAAGGGATGTAAACAGATTTGCTGGCATGCAGGCGGGGATCACAACATTTTAGATTTTATGAAAGAACACGAAATAGATGAGCCAATGGTAAACGGGGGTTCAGCCGGAGTGACACGCGCTATGTATCTTGCAGTCGCTTTAGGCTATAAACACCTGAATATCTACGGCGCAGATTCAAGTTACTCAGATGATGGCGATACACATATCACAGGCTCACTCGTTCCTGAGAAAGATTTTCAGTGCTGGATTGGTAACGGTAAATCATCAAAGTTGTTCCGCACTACCCCCGAATGGTGTGCCCAGGTTAATGAGTTCAGGGACATTTATTCAGTATTCAGACACCCATTTTATAATATTGATATCGATGTATTCGGCAACGGGATGCTCCCTTACATG